GCAGGTGCCCCTGCTGTATTGCCTTCGCTCTGCGATGTGCCGATGCCGAGATGTTCCTCGGTATACGCAACGCACGCGAAGATGATTCCCAGAATGCTGCTCTCGCCTAGTTTGGCGCCAACAGTCTTCAATCGCTTAACGAAGGCAGCGTGCTCATCTGCTTTAATCAGCAGCGGCACTTCCTTCATCGCTGAACGGCTAGCACCAGAGTTATCCGTTGCGCGATTGACATGCTCCAGTCGTGCGCGCAGCTCCTCCTCTGTTTCGGCGTAGCCTCCCTTGAACTCCTCGTATGGCATAGTGACGGCAGCTGGATCCTGCGCTAGCAAGTCCTCGTACTCGTCAATAGTCCACAGCGTATCGAACAATCCTGGACCATCCGATAGCAGCGTGAGCGCATCCTTCAGTTTCTCGGTATCGTACGCCGACAGGTCGCTCGCCTTATTATCAGCGAGCAGGAATCCCATAGCGGTATGGTCGTCTACGTCCACGTAGTTCACCGCAATAGTTTCCCAACCCAGTGCGGAAGCAGCACTCCACGTACCATTTCCCGCAATGATGTAGCCTGTCTTGGTTTGAACCACGATCGGCTTCATCTGACCGTACTTCTGAAGCGAACGCTGGATCGCTTCGATCTTGTGCTTCCTGATATTCTTAGGGTGCGCTTTGACCGACATGATATCGACCGCCATACCCTGCAACGATGGTGCTATAACTGCTTCGTACTTCATGCTCTCCTCCTATCAGAATGGCAACTCTTCGCCGACTTCATCCGAAGTAAACTTCGGCGGATCAATCGGAAGGTCAATCAGATGTTCAGCCCTTCGCTCCTCCTTAATCGGATTAGCAGCCAGCCACTTCAGGGATGGCTTATTCCTGCACCAGCCGTTCGCATCCTTCGCTCCGCAAGTATAGAATGCCGCGTACGGCTTACCTGCTTTGCTAGTCCCAGCTGGCTTCAGTGTCCAAGCAACATCGTGCTCTGGGCAGTTGCCCTCAGCAACATTCGAAGCGAAACTCATCGCTGCCTTAAGGATTTGCGCATCGTCGGAACGCGAATCGAATACGCTTCCGTCAACTGGCGCGGGTGGCGCGTACCTGTTTTCACGCACGCTGTTCACTGACTTAGGCGGCAATGCTGCACGCGGAGCTGGCTCTCCCATGTAGAGATACCGCGCTACGCCGAACAAAGAAGCAGCCCTGCGCAGCGCGTCGGAAGATGCTTCTTTCAACGATTCGCCTGAGCCTCCTGTTTCGTATCCGAAATCCATTCGCGTTGCTGACCGACCGTCAGGGAAATGAATCGTCAAGGTGGCGGCAACAGTGTTGCTTTCACCGACAGGATGCACGTAGAAATCCCATCCCGCAATACCGAGAACCTGATCTAGCCGCTGCGCGACTGCGCGAGCAGGAACCCACTTCATTTTAAACCCAGAGTGACCTACGCGTTCACGCACCAGCTCTGGCGAGAATGGCGCTTCCAACGCTGCGAGAACCGCAGCGTTCGTTTCGCTCTTGTTCGTTCCGTCCATTGCTATTCCTCCTTGCAGTTAGCCGTGTCTAACGGCACTGCGCTAGTCCTGTATATAAACAGGGGCAGGTGCCCTTGCCTATTCACCTTCGTTCTGTACCTTGAATCGGAATACGCGCGAACCAGCCTTCTCTTCAGTATGCTTTTTCAATAGCTCCTCGTAGGTGGCTGGATCCCACACGCGCACATAATCGGCTACCTCCAGCCAGTCTGTCTTGAGCGATGGCTTGTTCTGTTTCCACGTAGCCTGCCATCCGCGACCCATAATGCCAACCTTACCTCCAATCATTTCCTTCAACGCCATCGAGATATCCTGCATCTTTTCGCTTGCGAGCCGTTCCTCCTCCGATGCTTCACGGTATTCTATTGCGAGTCGATCAGCTGCGGAATCAGCCAACTCCCATTCCTCGCTTTGCTGCGGGTGCAGCTGCGCGAAGTAATCGGAATCGGATCCCGCAACAGCTGGCGCACGACCAGACTTCACGCGCTCCATGAAGTCTTGCGCCTTACGGAACATCTCCAGCTGATACTGGTTCGACGCTTCAACTCGCTCAACACGGAAGGTCAGCCCTCCGAGTAGTGCGGCTACGTCAACCCATGGCGCTCCCGTGATCATCATTTGCCACTGCACTTGCGCCACCACTTCAGGAGGAACAGGATACAGCGACCAGCGCGGAGATGAACTCGTCTTGATTTCGAGCAGTCCGTCCGTTCCGACAATCGTTCGGTCGAGTGATGCCATTGCCCATGGATATTTCTTCATGCGCACAACACCATTCGACACGCGCACCTTCACATTCTTTTCTTGCTCGTACCACTTCGCTACCGAATCCTCAAGCAGTACGCCACGATTTGCAGCCGCACCCAGTTTGGGTGGCTGAACATCGCCGCGCTTCTCCGCCCAGAGTTGGTACGGTGTCTTGTACGGAGAGATGCCCAGAACGGCAGGAATGTCGCTAGCGCCCAGCCCTTCCTTGCGCAGTTTCAGCCACTCCTCGCTGCGCTGCTCTGCTTTGATGAACTCGTACTGCTTTGGCATCAGCCCACCACCGCGAACAGGAATACCACGAACGCCAGCCCGTAGCAAAGCAGCGTGATGTCTGCTAGCATAGCGGAGCGCTCAGCCTGTCGCAGCTGTCGGTGGTATCGCGTAGCCACCTGTTGATATACTACTGGACTTCCCTTTCGATTCAGCCTCATGACATGCTTCCAAGTGCCAGCAACAGCACCATAGCGAGCAGCCCCATGGCAACCGTAGCCGCCTCAGCAATCATTGTCCTCATGATCGTTCCTCCTTGCATTCAGCCGTGTATAACGGCACTAGACTAGTCGGCAGGTATGGCAGGGGCAACCTCCCCTGCCATATGCCGCTTCGTTGTGTTGCGGCGCAGACCTTCTGACTGCGCTTCTGTGAAGAATGCCGCAGCGCCGCTGACGTCATGCTCTTGGCTCGAGCAGTAGTACTTCCCTGACTGCTCGATCCAATACATAGCGCCATGCCCTTGCGGGCAGAATGCCAGCTGCTTTCCGCTAGCGGAGCTGCGGACTTTCTTCATGCGGATGCCTTGCCTGGACCAGCGAGCGCTTGACGTGGATTGCTTCCATCAGCCATAGCGCCGAACTGAATCATCGCCTCCCAAGTGCCGCACTCGCTGCACACTTTCGTTCGATTATCGAACCTGCTTAAGGCAACGAACGGATATTGCATCCGCGACCCGCAGCCCTTGCAGAATTGACGCTTCCGTTCCTGCTTGATCATGACAGTCCTCCTCCTCTGTTACTCTGCGTCCGCAGAGCTCTCGCGCTCGCTGAGTTTATCAGCGAGTCGCTGAATCTTTGCCGCCATGCGACCAGTGAACCCAGACTGACGCGTCAGTTTGTCCGTGATCCACGGATCTGACGCGCCAACTGTTCGAGCCGCATCGGCGAGCGCACCGCTGGCGCTATTGAGCGCCTCGGCTGCTGCGTTTGCCTCCGCAGCGTTGCTGAACTTAGTAGCCATGCTACCTCCTACTGCTTGCGGCATCATGACGGCTCTCGCCGCAGGATCCCATGCCGCACGACCCTGAACTAATGTTCGGCTGGTTGCCCAACCGAACGCCACTGGTCTTGCAACCAGCAGCGTAGTCAACTCGCTGCGTCAGCATACACTGCACGCAGCATTGTACCCGCTGCGCAGGTACACATCCACGATGCTCCGCGCCGCAGCCATATCGGCTGCGAACAGGACGGAGCCACCGAAGCGGAATGACTTGACGTAAACGAACAGCTCCGCGGAGCCGTCGGCGCGGAGTTCCTCATAGATCTCCCACGCCTTACCGCCCTTACCAGAGCCCTCGGTTCCGCGATCAAGCACTTTCTTGCGGCTATTCATCGCGGAACCTCCAATCGCATCACTACCTTGCCAGTAATCAAACGGACTTCGCCGTTCGGGTAAACTTTCGCGGTAGTTCCGCGTCCCCAAGCGTGAGCGATTGGTTCAGCAAGCGGTTCGCGCACCCAATCTTTTTTATCGTTATCGTACCATACCTTCTCGGTAGTCCAAGAGATGCTGTTCGGTCCATACCAATTGATTCGATAGGCACGCGACCAATCGTTTCGTTCAGCCATCCTGTTCCAAGCATCTTGCGCTGCTTCGCGGTTGAACTTTGCCGCCGCGTCGCGGTTCTCTTGCGAGATATCAGCAACCTCTTGCTTGCGGTTCTCGCGTCGGCTAGCCTTCCATTGGCGGTACTCCGCAAACTTGCGAACCTTGCGCGCAGCCTTCCCGCTGTTTACTGGATGGTAGCGGTATTCGCTTCGCCGCGCAGTAGCCGCTTCATCCTTGCTGAGATATCGCGCATACATTTTGAATAGGTTCACGTGAAACTCTACGGAGTGAGAGCATTCGCACGTCAGCCGTCGCGTCTTGCCTGAATGTTCGCAATAGCCGTCGTACACTTGCGTATGCGAGAGCTCGTGAAGGAAACTAGATTTATCACTGAATTCGATTGTTGTTCCCATGAAGTTAACGGAAGCAGTGCCGCCGCGACCAGGATTGCGAGTGATCATCGTGAGATTCGGCGTGCCTTCGTTGCGCAGAACCTTGCGCATGAATGGGAGAAGCTCCTCGCGCTTCACGCCATCGATAAAGTACTTTCGGACGCTAGTCCCTTTGCGGATTTCCAGTTTGCCCCAAGTCCTCGTCATTTTTTCCTCCTGTCGGTACCGACCCAGCGGGTCGTCCTCAACCAACTCCCTCATTATGCCTGATCTGCTGTATAAAGCAAGTCGAGTTCGGATTTGGGTCGTACAGCCGTCCCGACCGACCCGACCCGACCCGACTTGTCCGTCCAGACCCAGCCGTCAGACTCGACCCAAACATACGGCATGTCATCGCGTTCGCGCCAACCAAACTGACCATAGTACGCGGAATCTTTGCGCAATAGATTGCTGCGATGCGATGAATGTAGCGGTTCGTAACCTAGCCATGGCGGAATGTCATATTCCTGCGCAGCGTACGCAGCATCAAGATGTCCTAGGATTTTTTGACCGCACGTATCCTTGTATCCGCGACGAATCCATTCATCGCAGATAGCGATACCGTACGAGATAAGGTGTACGCGGTGACCGCGCCACATTTTGGTAGCGGGATGGTTGACCCAGCCGCGACTCTGTCCGTTGAGAGCATTGAGAATCTGCAATGTTTCAACGCGCTGTTTGCCCAGCCTGCGATAATCTAGGCAGCGAGCTGTTTCCTGATACGAATCATACGGTAAGAACGTCTGCATATCAAGTCCTCCTATATGCTTCAGCAATCATAGCCGTCGTCTGACGGCATTATGCCTGATCGCTTGCCATTAAGCAAGTGATTCTTGTACGTGCTGGCAAAGCAATGCTCGATAGCGTCCATCACTGCGATTGTACGAAGCGAGCGCCGAACCTTGTATCCGCAAGTGCATTCCGCTTCATATCCGCTAATCGCTCCTGCTTCACTTGGCTGAGTATCTTCGACCTGCTTGATTTCGTGTAACATACTAGTCCTCCTGTTGGCAGGGGACAATGCCCCTAGCCGCATACATAGCTAGCCCAGTGCCGTTAGATACGGTCACCTTTGAGCTCGATCTTTGCTGCCGCCGTTTGGCACCATGTCGCAGCTGTCACATGCTGCGTCAAACTGCCAGCCGACCCATACTGCAGGCAGCCAATCGTTCGGCTTCATTTCTGGGTTCTGCTTGCGCACCTCCGACACGCAGTCGATGCACTGCGCTGGCGCATATGGACCAGCGAAGCGATATCGGTACAGACCGCTGCCCTTGCGAGCAGCGATCCGACTCGCTAGTGCGTTCGCCTCTCTCTGCAGCTGCAGCGCCTGCTCGTGGAACAGTTCCTGCTTCTTGTTTTCCTCGATGATTGCAAGATCCTTGAACTTACCCATTATCGTACCTCCCTTGACTTGTCAGCCTTCTTGGCACACGCATAGATCTGGACAATATTCTCGAGCGCGTATTCGTGGGACTCGTTATTCGAGTTCGCCGCATCTTCGACTGCTTCCGGGATCGATTCGAATGCCGCGATCGCATCGAAATCGCTGCGCGTCGCGATCATTAGATCTGGGCAATAGAGATCGTGGATCTCTCGCCATCCCGTCGCCTGATTGAGTGCGCTTCCGATATTTTTTCGCATTTTCGTCCTCCTCTTGCGCCAGCTGGTCGAATGACCCGCTTCCTCAGCGCCTGAGTCAATCATGCATCGAAGGTTGTACAAAAGCAACCATGGTTTCCGGACTATTTTTGGGAGGAGCTCTCGAGCTCGAGCCGCCCCAGCCTTCCAAGGTCGAGCTCGACCAAACCCATACAGGACGGCACTGGGCTAGGGTTGTACGATGGCAAGGGCAGGTGCCCCTGTTTGTACAATCACGGCTCCAATAGTAAATGACCCTCCCGCGTCAGCGGAAGGGTCAGGCGACCCAGAGAGGTGGCAGCGGGAGGCTCGCGCCATGACTCTCTGGGTCTAGGCTGGATCGCCGTGAGGCTACCAGCGTATTATTGGTCTGGGAGTATGTTGTCTTTCGCCATTGCGATGAGCAGCGTGATGCATTCTAGGCATATGGCATTCTCTTCGCATACGAGATTGCCCATCGAATCGATGCCTAGCGGAGTTGTGTTGAAGGCGTAAACCTTCGACGTGAACTCCTCACAAACTTCGCAGTACTCACTTCTTGTCGGTTCGTTTAATGTCTTCAAGTCGTACCAGATATTCTGCCGTCACGCCATCCTTGCCGAAAAACAGACACCACTGCGCTGGCGTGCCACTAGCAGCCAGCCATTCCTGCGCATATCTGTTGCCGCTCTCAATAGAAGGAGAGCCCCAGATAGTATGCGAGCCGTCCGACATCACAAGACGCGCTGGCGTGTGCCAGTGTCCATAGAATAGGAAGTCGAATGGTGCGACACTCAGATTCCAACCCTGAGCGCGCTTAGCAATAGCGTAGTACGGCAATCCGAACGCGCCTCCGCGGAACTGATCGCCGTGAACTAGGAATGCCTTGCCGCTTGGCAGATCATCGGTTTCATACCAGTGCCTTGCGCCTAGCGTGAATGCTTCGCGCCAATCAACACGCGGCTCGCGAACTAGGTCGCGAGCTACGCGATAGGTTATCGCATCTGCATTGCTCTCAGGCGAGTGATCACCGTAGCGACCGAGTCGCCCATGATTTCCAATAACATTGCGCACCCGCACCTTCGGAGCAAGCGCCGCCATCTTGCGTACGAAGTCTGCGAGGATCTGCGCCGCTTCGAAGATTTGGACATACAGACCACCAGACTCCACTTCATACGACTGCGAAGGGAAGATGTTGCCGTCGGACTCGACGATATCGCCTAGCACGTAGATTGCGATCTCTTCAACAGGATGATCCTGTCGCTGAATCGCAATCAGCCGTTCAACCTTCTGAGCTAGCAACTCAATACGCTTGCGCGCAATGTCAATACTATACTCACCCGCTCGCGTAGCTCCGAGCTGCCAGTCGGACAGCACCACCACGCATGTTTCAGCGGATCCCTTGCGCTTGTCTGCTTTTGGCGCAGGAACTGGCGGAATCTTGATAATCGCAGCGGCATCTCGTGCCGCACGATAGACAGCATCCACCAGCTCCTGCTCGTTGATAGTTTTCTTTGAAAGGGCACGTAGCGCACGATTATGCGCAGCGCGCAGCTCTTCGTATGCAGCTGCTTCGGTCAGTGACTTCTCAAGATCACTCATGATTGCACATGCACGCTCGGCGATGATGTCGCGCGAGAGTTCCTTCTGCGATGCGCACTCCGTACGTAGTTTCTACCACTTCACTGAGCATTCTTTTTGAAACTGCTGGATCCCTGAGCGCGGAGAGAAATACGTCGCGGTCTTCACCTTTGATTGTTGAAAGTAAGATACCCACTCCGCATGGCGTACCTTTATTTTTCTTCCGTGCAGCAACCAGTGCTGCCTCGAGTTTCGACATGATGCCTCCATATGTCTACTATTCCCGCAGCCAACCAAGAGAGCTGGCTTAGTTCTAATCTTGCCCCATTCGATGGGAATCCGCTTGCCCATACGCGCCACCTAATTAGTTGTATGGTTCTTACTTCTTTGGCTTCGTGCTAAGACCATAACGGTCATTTGAAGGATCGAGATAGGTCTGTAGAACCTGCAATCCTGCGGCGAGTGCGGCGCTCAGAACTGTGCGGAAGTCACCTCCGGAGATGTCCATTAGCGGGATTCCCAAACCAAGGCTAACGGCGATAGCGGTGCTCAAACCTGTACGAAGAAAGTCAATGATCGCCTCGTCTACCGAGGTCGTTGCGAGGAATGCTGTAAACTTGCTCATAGTTTCTCCTTCTTCGTCACAATGACGATGTGTGATGCAGGCGATCCTGGTTTTCCGGAGGCGATTGCTTTCAGATCAGCCTCCGTGATTGCCACGGCGAACTGCTCCTTCGGGTGCTTCTCGTCAAAGGTAGGGTCTGCGAACTGGAAGGTCTTGGCGTCGGCATCGTAGGATGCCGAGGTCATATGCCCATATCCAGCGGCGATCACCTTCGGATCTTTCTTTTGCCAGTACGACGCCCAGTTCCGATGCCACTTGGACAGCGCCTGCGCTGGGTAGCCGATCGGTGCCTGCACCCAGACAATCAGGGCAGCGCCAGCCTTAGCCGCTTCCACCGCTTCGGCGAAGGTGTCGGCTGCACGTGCCTTGCCGCCTAGTTCGCGCACAGTCTTGATAAGTTCAGATAGGCTGGAGCCGTTGTCGCTCACGCCTTGCTTCTCCTTGAAACCAGTGGCGCGCTCTTTCGCCGCTACGCCATCGGATGCCTGAAAGTCAGGCGCGTATCCGTTGACATAGGCTACGGCTGCTGCCGCGCTTGAAGGTCCACAATCGTCAAGGATTGCGCCTTTCTTTTTCTGCGCCTCAGCGTCGCTATACAATTGAGACTTGATCCGCATCCTCATTTAGCGTTCTCTTCTTTGACGATCACTGCGATCGCGCGAGCTGCCGACTCAAAGCCTAGCGCGGCGCTAATCGGATGACCAGCTGTGCAGCCTTCGCTGTATTCCTTGCCGTCTTCACCCTGCTTCCAGAGCGTACCGCCGAAGGCACTGTTGTCATCGTTTGGTACAAGTGCAACCCATTCGTTTGGCGCAGTGTCCACGCGAGTCCAGCCCTGCTCGTGGATGTCTTCAATATGATCTTCGCTTCGTGCCATTATTCCCTCCATCTCAATGGTCCAGTTGCGATCCATGCGATCGTCAACAAGATAAATAGTGCCGCCATTGTGCTTTGCGTTTGTCCTTCTGGCAGAACAACTACGGCAAAGAGTAGACCAAGAATAGTCCACGCTCCACCAATAAGATCCAAGATAACATTCTTAAACATTAGCGGCGACCCTTTCTGCTGCGCGCGCCCATCTCGCCGCCTCCGCTGCTGCCACCTCCACCGCTCGTACCGCCTGAGCTGCGTGCGGCATTTGCTGCCGCCGCTGCGACGCTGGCGATCTGGCTAGAGATGACTGCGACTGCCATTGGTTGCGCTTCTTCTTTTTCTGTTGCGTCAAGATCTTTACCGATCTCGCCGATTGCCGCGATGTCGCCAAGCGCATCTGCAACTGTTTCCACAGCTGCTCCTGCAACTTCCGCTACCGCTTCTACCGCTTCGCTTACATTCGGCAGAGCGGGCTGTGTTGGCTCAGGAGTAGGAACAGGAGTGGGATCAGGAGAAGCGGTAGGAGGCTCCGACGGCTCTTCTGATGGAGCGGTCGTCGGCTCGGGTGAGGAAGTCTGGTTTGGCTGCGTTGGTGTAGGTGTTGGTTCATTTGATGGCTCCTCGCTTGGCGCTGGTGTCGGCTCTGGCGTTGGCTCAGGCGACGGCTCAGGCGTGGCTGGTGCCTCCGTAGGTTGTGGTGTCGGCGTAGGCTCTACGCTCGGCTCTGGGCTCGGCGTGGGTTCTACGCTGGGTTCTGGGGTTGGTGTAGGGGTCGGCTCCGGAGTCGGCTCTGGTGACGGCGTAGGGCTGCCTACGACCCACGTGGTGTTGCTGATCTCCAAGAAGCCAGCGCCGCAGCAGGAATCGATGCTCATAATGCGGAATCCGAAGATGCCGCCTGCCGTGACATAGACCTCTTGGCTGCCGCTCTGTTGCTTCGGGTCGTAGCCGCCCTGATTCCAGATAGCAAGGTCAACCCAGCTCTCGTTGAGCAGCATCTGCGCTTGGTCGTAGAACGCACCGTCGGTTGTCCAGTATGACCAGTCGAACGAGATGGTCTCGCCAAGCGATGAGTCTGTTGTCAAGCCAGTCACCGTGTTCTGCCACGGATAGCCAGGACCAGCGTTGTTGCTGCCTTGAATCAGGATCGTGCCGTCGGTGAGCGTGATGATGCCGTTGGAATCAATCTGTTGATCCCACTCATCCGCGCTGTCAAGCGCGTAGGCGCTCGCAGCGAACGGCAACAGAGTCGCCAATGTCAGCAGGAGTGCAAGTGCGCGTTGACTCACTTTCCGTTAGAAAGCCAAGCGGTTAGACCTCCCAGTCCACTTAGTCCAAGCAGGGCAATCACAAACTTAGCTAGGCGATACGCGCCGCGAGTCTCTGCCATCTCAAAGCGAACAGCAGACAGATCGGCTTCAATCCGATCTAGGCGCTCTAGGATCGCGTCAACTTGGCTCTTGGTCATTCTGGTTCAGCGGGAGTTTCTGGCGCAGAAGGATGGTTTCCATATGGAGAATCCCACTCTGCGTCTGTAGGATCATTCACCCAAGATTCGCGCTTGACTAGTTGCGACCCGTTCCACTTGTATTTGGAGTTGCTGTATTTCCAAAAATCAGCTGGATAGGTTTCCACCAAAATGCCGCCAGCAAAGTCTTCTCCAAAAGTCACAATCTCATTGTTTGCGTCTACAGATATCATCAACGATTTAGCCATATTCGCTCCTTATGCCAACTGGATAACATCTGCTTTGGCTTTCAAAACAGATGCCGTTGTGTTTCCAACAGTAGAACCCCACGGGAACGAGTCCTCTTGCGCCCAGACTTTGAGAGTGGAAGTTGCTGGAACGAGCATAGACCAAGTGTTGGTTGAAAATCCACCCGCAGTTCCAGAAGTTGTGATCGTTAGCGGAATTGCACCTTCACATTCGTAGCCGCTCATACTCGTTGCTGGACCTCCAAAGGTCACAATTGCCAACCTGTACGCACTGCCGCTCGCTGTGCCAAGCACTTGAATAGCAACATCTCCAGCAATCGGCGCGCTCCATAGTTTCCTGTAATGATCATATGGTGCGCCTAGTCCAAGAGCGCCAACAGCAAAGAATGTTGGCGATCCTGGTCCACAGAGAACTCCTGGTTGGTAAGCTCCATACTCGCTTGACGAATAGTAGAATTGCGCCATATACACAATTCCGTATTGCGAGAACCCGCCAGCAACTGCGCTCTTTTTTGCTGGGAATCGCAACACCCGTGGATAGGTTGCTTGCTGATTAGCAAGCAACAATCCATATTGCGGACTGAATACCGCGTTTCTTTGAATTATGTTTGAACCGTCGTCAAATCCAGTGGAATTGTTGAGGTAGTTTGAAAGGACTTGCGATCGGTCTTCTTGTGTTGTAAAAGTGCGGTTCCAGAATGAGATGCTGGAAGAGCCAATTACAATGATCTTTCCTTGCGTGTTGTCCCACTCAATGTGACGAGGAGTTTCGCCAAACACGCTTGTCAGAGACGGACCGCTGATTGCGGTGCCAGCGAGAGTGATTGACGCGCTACCAACGGTGAACGCTAACACGCGAACCGCCGTAGCACCAGCGCTGGGCGAAGTTTGTCGCGCGACCGCATATATTGTTCCACCAGTAGTCGCTGTGCCATCTTGCGGCACACGGATCGCGTGCATAACTTCCATCACGACGCCAGTGCCTACAGGCGCGCTGTAGACGCTTCCGCTAGAGTCGTTGACGATAAATACCGACGCTGTAGAAAGCGCGGTTACGGCGGAGTATCCGCTACTAACATAGTCACCGCCATACCAGATACCGTTTCCAGGGTCATATCGCACGCCGCCATAGAACGGTCCATAGGCGTACTCTGCGTCAACGGTACCAGTAGTGCTTTGCTTGATAGTGGTGTTCCAGTTGTTAGTTGCTGATGTCGTGAATTTACGCAATGTGAAACGCGCAGTTCCAGCACTCGTAGATCGTTCAACAACCACCCAACTATCACCAGATGCATCAAACCCATACCCGCTGTATGGACCCCAGTAGGTTGTGCCACCGCTAACTTGAGAAACGCTTGTTGAGTTTATTGCGGAGATAGCAGTTCCCGCCGTTCCACTTTGATCCAGATAAAACGCAGCCACATTTCTAGACGTTGACTGCTTGTAATAGCCGTGAGTGAAGCCAATCAAAACCGTTCCGCTACCAGTCACTACTGCTTGTGACATCACTGCACTTGCACCAGTTGAAGTGATTGGGTATCCAGATCTCGTGGTTGCAGTTCCGCCAGCAAAAGTGCTTACGGTGCCAGAAACGAATGTCCCAGCCGTGAACGCGCCGCCGCCAGCAGGAAGCGCCGACCAAATCGTAGCCGTTCCGCCAGTGCCTGCCGTTAGAACATGACCAGCGGTTGCGCCTGTGGACTTTAGAGCTGTGCCTTCAATCTGTGCGCCAGCATCGGCTGCGCCAGTATGCGTATGCCCTGTGCTGACATTCAGCACATCGTCGCGAAGATTATTGTATTGAGAGGCTAGCGCGACGCTGCCTGCTGTTACGGTACCGCTATTAGGCATCTAACCCTCCTTAGGCTGTAGTCGTGAGCGACCAGCTCACATTAAGAAGCGAGTTCGGTTCTTTGTAGATTCCCGAACCAGCTGAATAACCAGTGATTGCAAGCAGATTGCCGCTCCCGTCACGCAGACCGAAGACGTAGAATGTTTCACCTACGGCTGAAGACAATCCCCAGCTGGCTGTTGCAGTGACAGTTCTCGTTGCTCTGCTATTCGTGGTAGCAACAGTATCGTACACCGATGGCACTGCCGTAGCAGCGCTGCTCGTGTCAAGACTCCCATTCACCACGAACGCATTGTCAACATAGGCAGTTGCGGTTCCTGCTGTTCCAGCGACTAGCTGTAGACCGATTCCGCTGAGCGTACTCCACGAGGGAGCGCCAGCCTCGATCGAGAACGAGCTGATAGGAACGCGGCAGACCGACCAAGTCGCATCGGCGAAGGTCACGCCAGCTGCTGTTTCCAGCGCGCCTAGTGTGATTCCGTAATACGAAGATGCGTTGCCGCCCGTGAATAGACGAAGTTGTGAGTCTGTTTTGTTCACTCGACTCACCGTAGTGAATCGAAGCGACAGCTCGATGGAAGATGAAGCAGGAACTGCGGTGCTGCTGATAGTGGTCGCGTCAAAGACGTACTGCGTACCCGAAGGTGCAGCCTCGATCTTGAATGCGCCAGCTCCCTGTCGGTAGATTGTAGAATCAACAGTGCTAGTTCCAGTGAATCCAGTCGTAGAGTCAAAATCATAGATCCTGACACCGCCAGAAGATGCTTGAATATCTGTGACGGTGAGCGTACCCGCTTCGCCGTTAAGCGCAGCTGCAAGGCGTGTTGCGCCAACCAGCGTGAAGGTATTATGCTGCTCCTGCGAGATTATCGAACCATCAGGTCGCGATAGCGTAGCCGTCACAATCCCTGTCGGCTTTACGATGTTTGTATTGAACATAGCTCTCCCTTCACATTAGCCCCAGACTTGCTCGTCCCAGTTGTTTGTATTCCAAGTTAGTGGAAGTTCCACAGTTGCGGTGAACGAATCAGACACTGCCTGCACTTCATCTAGCAATAGATTGGATGGCTCGATTGGACCCCACTGTGTGACGCCATCCCATGCTAGTAATGAATGTGTTGGATCGCCATCCGGAGCCCAATACCATGGACCTTGCGGCTCTGTCGTGCTGATTGCGTCAGTGATAGCTGGAATGAAATCACCCAGCTGCACGCTCGTAGCTCCAGGAAGCGAAGGTAGACCCTCGATGCTGCAGTTGTATCCGTTCTGCGCATTGAATGCCCACTGAATCTGAGATACCTGTTGTAGGTATGTAATGTTTCGCGCATCATCTTGTACCGCGAATACTTCGCCAGCCTTCAGCGGAATGCCTGGAGCTGACGACATGGACACACGCACGCGGCGAACGCTACGGAAATACAGCAAATCCACTGCTCGCTGATATGACACGTCCACGGACGGCAGATACGGGTCTAGGATCCTTTGTTCGAGGATCTGCCCACCGAGCAAGTCTTGTCCGTCGCCATCGTCAGCCTGAACTGCGTACGGCGAGGACATGCGTGCTGGTTTGCCGACTAGTGTGAAAGCGCGCACGTACACTGGTACGCTGTTCATGTTGCGGAAGATTACTCGTCCACGATTGCCTTCACCAGTAGCTGTACCACCGAGAGTCATCTCGTAATACAGTTTGCCGTCAAGCGATAGCCGCGAGGCAGGGTCGCCAGCCTCCATAACGATAGCGGTTCCTGCCGTTCCGGAGGCATCAGTGTTTGCGGTAGCGGCTGAAGGATTAGCAGTGCCAGTAGCCCATACTACTGGTGTGTACTGAATCCAGCGCGTCTGGTCTTGTGCGTTGAACGCAATAGTGACCTGACCTGGAGTGAAGTACGTGCCGACCGATGAGCCTGTTACTGTGCCTGCGGCTGGAACCTTAATCGGCGTAGTGATCTGCCATACGGTTTCGTCAGAAACAGCGGAGGCGCGATCCTCGTATTCCAGCGTGACGCGGTTGATTGCCGATGATGTATTGCGCAGTACGCTGATCTCGAACGGGAAGGTTCCTTTGTCCAGTGAAATCAGTGGCGCACGCAGCTCTGCCTCGCGCGTCGCGTTGTCCGCGAATACCAGCGTGCCGCCATTGTCGACGTAGACACGACCACCCTCTGCGATAGCGAGCAGCCCGAACTCTTCAGACATGCCACCACCGACGGCAGCCGCGAACTGCGCAGTGCTGAATGCAGATCCAGCCGTTCGATATTGCGCGGTGCCAAGACCAGCGCGTTCAGCGAGGTTGGCGAATACGCTATCTAGCGAAACATCGATGACTGGACCATAGAACGCTGGTGTATCTACGAATCTCGCAGAGATGTCGCTGAGCGCAAGAATGGCAGTGCGCTCGCTATCCTGCGGCAGCAGCTGTCGGACAACGAACACGCCGATCTGGCGGTAGTTCTCTTGACCTGCGTGGTAGTATCCCAGTGACAACTTGGCACGAACATCGATGAACGCACCCTGAATGTATGGATAGATCGGAGAATCATCGTTCTCAGCTGAATATCGCTGAGTCAGATTGTCCAGCGTGATAGTCGCTTCGGCTGGCTGTAGCGAGCCAGTATTGGCATCGATACTCTCAACACCAGAAGCGTCAATAATATACGGAGATTCGTCGATGTATTCACTGCCGTCCCACGCGATCTCGAGTTTGATCAGCGGTCGCTGCTGAGTATCTCCGATGGCGGCAATCAGATTCGAGCTAAATGTCACGATTGCCTCCTAGGTGGTGCGAGCGTCAACCTCGACAAGTACTACTGTGAAGTCGGCTCGCGTGGGATCTGGATATGGAGTTTGCAGATCGGTGATTTCATCGATGCGCACTTCTACTCCGGAACGCGCATCTGTCCATGGACCGTCAGTCCACGTGAAGATTGCTGTAGTTTGCGAGTTATTGTTCGACCAGTACATATCCACTAGCGCGTCCCAAGTAGCGATATCGCAATACTCGAAACTGAGTGCGTATCGGTAGCGATAGCCGATGCTCCACGTCCGGATAGTTCCGTTCGCGGTTATTCGGCTGCCGCCTACACTCTCCCATGTCGCTCGAGTCTGCGCGCTGCGTGCTGGATGCTGGAATGTGATAGTGGTCGAGCTAGTTGACAGCGTTGGCTGCGTCAGGCTCATACTGCCATCCTTCTGCTAAGGTTGGGCTGAATCTTGCGTCGGCGTGACAACTCGTCTTCGAGTGCGCCAGCGATACGTCGAGCGAAGTCCTTCGCGTCCTGCGTATTTCCGAGGAATGCACCTGCGCTCACGGTAATGTTGATGCCGCCAGCGTTGGCTCCCTGAACGATCATACCTGCGGAGTTCGGAAGGAACAGCTCTGGACCTTTCTCGCCAACCATGAATGCGTCGCCAGCGTTGACTGGACCTCCATACGCACGACCGCCAAACTGTCCTGCGAGAGGACGAGGTGGCGTAGCTGTTTCCTTCGGCTTGGGCTTGGGCTTTGGTGGCGCACCTGGAGTGCCATCAAAGATATTGCCAAGAGTTTGACCAATGCCGCCAAGATTTTCACCAATCATGCCAAACGGAGAAGCAATGGTTCCAAGAATGTCTCCTAGAGATCCAATGAATCCCAAGGCACTCTTGATATCTCGCAGCGCCTGCGCGAAATCTTGACCAGCCTTCGCCGCATCTTTGAACGCCTCAGCGAATGAATCAACTACGGGCTGATCAGTCTCAAGTTGCTCCATAAGCAAACCGTGATCATGAGCGGAATCTCGAACAGCCTCATTGTTATCTTTTTGAGCTGCTAACTGTGTTTCAAGACCAGCGAGCTGCTGCTGTAGCGCAATAAGGAAAGCATCGTTGCTGCTCTTTACAGCCGCCTTCTTTTCCTTCTCTCGCTCTAGGCGCTTCTGATGTGCGGCAATCTCTTTGGTTTCTTCCTGAGCGCGGATCGCATCGCGAGCCAGCGCAAGGTTGATCTCGATTTGCTTGACCGCTTCAGAGTCACCGTTTGCAATTGCGATCTTGAGCGCGGATTCCTGCTGCTGTTCAATAAGTCGCAGTTCAGCGATATTCTTGACGAAGTCTTTATCAGAAAGAGCCAGCTCTTGAATCTTCTGAGACAGGTCAATTGCTGACTGAATCTGTCCACGCGCAGAGTCTAGTGCCGCCTGTCGCTTCGTCTCAGCCTCGAACTTGGCGATTTTTGCGCGTGCGTCAGCAACTGCTTTCTCGTATCGAGTCTGATCTTCTGCGTATTGTTCTACGAGACGCTGTTCTTTTTCTGCGTATTCTACAGCGATCTGGAACTGTTCGTCAAGATCAGACTCAGCGGCAATCGCGAGATCTCGTTCCGCGCGGAGTGACGCGATCTCTCGCTGCGACTTGAGTTTCTCATCAGCAGATTCTTGCTCGATGTCAGCAAGGTCTTGAGCCAGCTCTTTTCGTCGCTCATCCAGTTGGAATTGACGCTCGGATGAATCAAGCCCAGCCAACATCGCATCGAACGCAGTTCTAGCCTGCGAGATTTGAGCTCGCATAACTTCGTTGATCGCATCGCGCTGTTCTTTGAGTTTCGCGATTTGACGAGTTAGCGCAGCAGTTACCTTAGCAGAACCTCCAGCAGCATTACCAGCTGCTCCTTTGCTATCCTTATATGCTGCAATCTGCTGCTTTAGGGAAACGATCTGAGCCTGAATACCAGCCTTGGTAGTGTTAATAGCTGCGCTGCTACCACGAAGGCTGTTGATGAATCCAGATGCGGCATCAGTTGCGCCAAGCAAGCCAGAGATGAATCCACCGATTGCACCAGTGACAGCAGAAAGAGTCTTGAGCAATCCTTCGCGATTTTCCATTACCCAGTTGCGAATGGCATTCACGATGTTAATGATAGATGGCAGAAGTTGATTCGCAAGAGTAATCTGAAGACCATCAACAGTCATTCCGAGAAGGTTGAAGGTACGTTCTGCATCGTCAGCAGCCTTCACCGTTTCGTCGCTTAGGACAAGACCCATCTTCTCGAGCTCAGAAGCGGCACTCGCCGCTGCTTCGTCGGACAGTTGCAGATATCCGTGCAAATCGAGCGCGCTCTTTCCGAACAGATCGATAGCAAGATTAGTCTTAACTGCGCCATCGCCCATGCGGTTAAATGCACTGCGTGCATTGTCAAGGATGGTTACGGTGTCAAGAAGATTTCCGTCGATGTCGCGGATCTTGATCCCTAGCGCATCAAACTTCTCTTCACTTCCTACGATTTCTTTCGATAGAGTTCGAAATGTGGTGGCAAGTCCCTCAGTTGGAATGCCAAGAATCTTGAGGGTTCCCGCAAGAATGGATGACTGCTCTGCGCTTGCTCCAGTTGCATCGGTAATCTCACGGATGGAGGCTGAGTATTCTAGCGCCTTAGGAACAGCCTGCGTGAATAGATCGGTGACTCCTTGGACAGCGTCAAACATAACGCCAGCGAAACGCTGACCAATGCCTTGACCAATACCTGTGAAGATATTGTTGACTTGCTTGCCTGCGGACTTGAGCAGGTCAAACTCGCGCTTGACCTGTCGAAATCCTGGAGCAACTGCAGCCTTGGATTCAATAACGATACTAGCACGATTATCTGCCACTCTTACTCCTTGCCGATTTCATGCTAGAAGCCTGTGCCTCTGCTTCTATTTTTTGGTAATATAGCCCAAGAATAATCCATTCAGGGCTAGATGCATTTTCTAGTTCCCATGGTGGAATGTGCCACCTTCTCGCCAGCGCCTCGAGCGCGTAGTTCATAGTTACGCGTTGTGGCTTGCCAGAGTTTAGGCTTGCGGCTGCGAGAGCTCTGGAGAGTTGCTGGCGTTCGCTTTTGGGTTCGCGATTTCCGTCTGTTGCGCAGCCCAACCTTTAAGTAGTGCTAGTGCTGTATCCACATCGCATCCGTCCAGGAATGCGTCTGCGCCTTCACCGAATGGATGATTTACTGCAGAAGCAGCGAGCAGTTCGATAAGCCCTGCTTCATCGATTTCTCCGCGCTGTACCTGGATGAATTGGCGAGCCGACATCGCACGCATAGTGAACGCCAGCTCGCCAATCTTTACTTCAAAGTTTCTCATGATGCCTCCTATTCTTTATCAGGAGATAGTGCTTTGATTGTTCTTCAGAACTACTGAGAACGGCACAGTCACGGTGCTTCCATCCACGTATGGACGGAGCGTGATTTCCTGAGCTACATTGCCATCAACATCCGTCTGGGTGATTTCGTCAATCACGCCGTAGAAGTCGACAGTCATTTCATAGTTTCCAGCGCCGAGCGTCGCTCCTGTGGTAACGATACGAATCTTTCGCAGATCCTTCGCTTCCCAAGCGTCGAGCTCGCTGTCATTCTGGAAGTGTCGCGTTAGCGTGAGGACTGCTTCCGTCTTAGCGGAGCGATCCAGTGCTGCGCCAACAAGCGTGCCGTCAAGACCGTATCGCGTTGCGAAACCATTGGTGATCGCAAGCGAAGCGAGCGCGACATTGCTGTCAGCGGTCGTGCCAATCGTGCCAGCAGAAGCATCGATATAGACGATGCTGTTGGCTCCAACCGCATGCTGTTCGACCGTATCGCTCGGAGTTGCGCTAAGCGCAGTGCCTTGCGTCATTCCCTTGAATGATACGATACCAGCCTCGAACGTGACTACATCGTCTTTAGCCCAGCTGATCGTGAGCGCGTTCACCTTGTTGCCCGCAATACGGAACGAAGCAGGAATGCCTGCACCGCCATCCGCCCAAGCGTACTCGAGCGAGAACGATCGGGTCGTGTCAGCGGTGGATGCAGCGTTGAATGTCCAAGTGTACGGAGCCGAAGCGCCTACGGCAGTAGAGCTGCCGACAGCAGCGTTCAGCCAGAATACACCCTGATTGAATGCGAATGGACCAGTCACCGAGAATGCGTTCGTCTCGATACCCTCGTAGACTGCGCGGCTCTGGTTATATGTTCCATCCAAGAAATCTGGTCGGATCGATGCAATCGTTCGCTCGTGCGTGATCTCTGATCCGTATAGTTTGCGTGTAGCATTGGCGAATGTGCCAGCAGTTGACTCCAATGCTCCTTGAACTCTCTGAAGTACGCGAGTAGCCATCTATTACTCCTTATCTTCTGCTTGCTTCGCCGCAGCTGGTGCTGTTGGCTTATCAACTACTTCGACGAACGCGCCAGTCGCGATGCGCCTGTCTGCTTCGTCACGTGTTACTTCGGCAATCGCCGCCTCGATTCCCGGAATAAACATTCCCGGAACAGGCGCGATCTTGACTAGCCGTTCATTGCTCTTTGTGTCTTGCATATGTCTCCTATTTCTCTGGTTTCACAGCTGGCTGTCCGTCAATAAACTTCTGCAGCTGTGGACCCAACTGTACATCGATCTGTCGCTGCGCCCAATCGAACGCTGGACGAATGAACGGGAATGCTCTCGCTCGTTTTCCAGTATCTCTCCTTGACGAAGTAACAATCCTGTGCCCAAACTCGATAAGATGCCGATGCGCTCCCCAAGACACAACTTGACGGATATCCCTGCGGAATGCGCGTCGGATGAGTCGCGTCTTGCTCAGCGGAGCGATGAAATAACCGATCTCGCTGTATTGTCTACGAATGCGCTTTTGCCGAATCGCAGCATAAAGACCATCAGATGGATGTCGGATTCCGATACCAGCAGCGCGATAGTTAGCACGCATGCGATCGCGAGTTTGTGCCGCCATTTTTCCTGTGAGTTTGACTAGGAATGTGTTTATCGCTTTATCGCCAAGATTCTTTTCCATTTTATCGACCAGCGTGCTTGGCGTAAGATTAATCTGGATGAACTCGCGCTCAGCCATCAGGGTGCGATATCCGAAACTACGGATCGTGCACGCACTTCGGTGCGGAGATCCACAGCCAGCAGATCCTCTTCGCCTCCGTAGGCTACGTCGCCCATAGTCACGCCGACAACCATGCAAGAATACACGCCACTCACGTCGAGATTCTGATTGCCTACCGCTGCCTTCACGAGATGGTCGCGCCAAGTGTAGAGTGCCTTCATGCCACGATCCAAACCTGCCGAGCGCGGAATGATGAAGCGTACGGTGAATGTGTACAGCTCGTCAATCTGCTTGTTCATCATATAGGAAAGCGTAGAATCTGGTGGCATAATCACGACAGCAGGGAAGGTCGAGATCGCATCTGGCATGAATACTGTGGACTGCTTGATCGGATCGTATCCTGTTGGTGGCGTGATTCCGGAGAATCTTGCCGCGAGTGCTGTACCTACTGCATATGTATCCATTAAACAGCCTGCGGAGGCACGCGATATGCGCGCAGCATTTGCTCCACGTCCGGATCCAATCGCGCGAGCAGGCGCATTTGCCCAACCTCAGGCGATCCCGCGATTCCGAACGGAGTATTCCTTCGGTTGAAGATCCTGCCGCTCTGGATAATGGCTGCTACCTCAACAGGCTTAGGCACGCTCGACCAGCCACGCACGCCAACTACCTTCACGCCTCTCGTGACGGTGATCGGGAAGGTGCGCGCTCCCCATGTTGTAGCCTGAATCATATTGTACGGTCGACCTGTTGTGGCAGCATTGTACGGCATGAGGGCATAATCTGCGGTTCCCCAAGTAGTTTCGTAATCGCCGTTCGCGTCATCGTCGGCGGTCAGTGAGGACACGCTTACGAAGTCGTCAATCGGCAATGTGAGGTATTCGTCAGCCTCGTAATATGCCGTCACGGTACCAGCGTTATAGAAGAAGCGTCCTGTGTAGTCATCGATCAAACGCGATACGGACTCGATCACTAGGTCGAGTTGCGAATCGGAATCCGAATCGATGATACCAAGCGCAGCCTTAACAGCTGACCCAGTGGTGTATCCGTTAGTAATCGCCATCGCAGCTCCTTATTTCTTGTGCTTGGCTGCCCTGCGTTGCTCTCGGTTTAGCGCGTTAGCGGCTCCGCTGGTGATGCGCTGTTCGAGCTCTTTCAGGATAGGCTGCCAGTGTTCTGCGTATACTTTCGTGGTGGTGTACCCAGCGGCGAACGCAACCGCAGACTCCGATGCCGCCTTAGCCTGTCCGGTTGATTTCATTTCGTATGATTCCTCGAGCGCTGCGACGATGCGCTTCACCTCCGGAACCATCCACCAGCCAGTCTGCAGTTCGTCCCATTCTGGCTGCCCATCGACCTTCCATCCGGATCCGACCAGCTCAGGCTGCGCAGTCCAGTTTGTGACGATAACGGGAGTGCCGCATGCCTGTGCTTCGATAGCTGGCACGCCGAATCCCTCGCCGCGCGAGGTCATGAGTAGTACGTCTGCAGCTGTATAGAGCCGAGCCAATACATCTGAAGACAGCCCTTGCCTAAACTCGAACTGCGGCACGATACGCACGCGATCTGCTGGCGCATCGACTGCCTGAAGCAGCCGCTCCAGTTTGACGCCATTCGCAAGACCGAAGAAGTCCGTGTGCAGATATAGATATGCGTTCGGCTTAGACTTCGCGAAGGTTGACCACGCGAGCAGCATTTCAGGGAAACACTTGCGGATCGGCGTGATGCCCTTATTCGCAGAGTTGATCATCGTAAGATGCGCATCCTCTGGGATATTCAGATCTTTGCGGATTTCGCTTTCCGTTGGTTTGAAGATGTTTTCATTGAAAGAATGAGGAGCGTAGAACAGGTTCTCGCGCGAGATGCCAGCCTGCAGCAGCTCATGCTCGCCGAAGCGGCTCATCGCGATTGCCCACTTGCCCCTGCCTCGCCTGTCGAACCACGCCTTCACTTCGGCTGGCACGACGCTATGGTCAATCGGAGTCCATGAAGCAATAGGCAGGTCATCCCATTGCGGAGACTTGTATACCCACACATCGTAGAGCGTGATGCCAAGTCCAGGAACCTGCGGCTCCTGCGCCATCCACCAGCCCATCTGCGCTGGCGTCAAGTCATTGCTGTATGCGTCCATCCCCTGCTGCATAACGGGAACGCCATTCCACTCGAGGGTGGTTCCAGCCAGCCCATAATTAGCCATGATGGCAACCTTGTGTCCGTCGGCTACCAGCCTAGGTACAATCTCCTGTGTCTGCATCCCGTATCCCGTAGGCGACCATGGAGCATTCGAAGTCCAACCAATACGCATATTTGCCTCCCTTGACCGAAGAGTCGGTCAGCATGCCTCGAACCTGCTTATAAAGCAAGCACTATTTCGAGCTCGAAAGAGCCCGTATCCAGACGCACTGGACTAGCGTTAGAGATATCTGAACGCGAGTGCCCCTGCCGCCAGACCGAAGTCTAGCGGCAGGGGCAACTCTACCCTAGTTAGCTAGGATCAGGTGTTGGCGGAAACCAACACGCGCTGAGCCGTCAGATCTGGCAGGTTTCCATCGAGCGCGTATAGCGTTCGGATGGCAATCTGCGCAGCGTTGAAGGCGTACTCGCTTGAGGACGCGACTTCAATCGGCAGCTCGCGGATGTAATAGGACGGAGCGTGAATGATCGCAACGGACTTCGACGCAGAAGCGACGGCAGCCATGTGAACATTCTCAACTACGCGGTAGCCGAGCAGCGTATCAGGCTGACCAGCTGCAAGTCCAGGAACCCAGACTGGCATGCCGTTCGTGTCCTGCATCTTCCGAACCTTCGAAAGAGCAGCACTCGAGAGCTGCCACTGCGTGTTGGCGTTTCGGTAATCCGGACCGAGAGCGTAGAGCAGCGTCACAAGGTCAAGGCTATCAAAGAAGGTGGACGCAACCGTACCAGCCTTCGTAGCGGTCGACAACTGTGCGTTGGTCGCTGCGGTGATGAATCCCGTCGGCTGGACAGTACCAGTACCGAGGGTGCATGCCGAACCAGCGAGGAAAGCGATGCTGCGACCCGCAGCCTCACCGACCACTCGCGTGATATCGAAGCCTGCATCGCGAACCAACTCATTGCTGAGAAGAGTCATCGAGGCAATCTTGTTTGCATACAGCGTGATGCTGCTGATCGTTGGATCAGCAGGCGAGATGGTCGAACCTTCGCTGACGAAAGTGGTCGCCTGATTCGCCGTCACTCGCGGAACAGTGATGTTCTCGCCAGTGGTTGTGCGGATCTTGGTGGCACCTTCGTAAACTGGGTTGCCCTGCGAAAGCGCAACGACAACGAAGTCTGCGAACGTCACGGGAACAGTCGCTGAGCCGCTAGCCAGTGCACGAATCTCAAACTTACCTGAGCGCTTCTCGCCAGTGGCGATTGCTCGGAGTACGTCTGCATCGTTGTCTGCCTTAACGGACTTCTCGACCTTGAGTGCGCGTTCAGCGAGTGCGCCGATCTTCTCGGAGCGATCCTCAGCCTCTGCGACCTGATCGATCTTGGTTTTCTTTGACGACATCGAGGTGTTCAACGCATCCCAGCGCTGCTCTTCCTCTGCGGTCAATTCGCGCTTCTCATCAGCTGCTCGAGCGAGAAGTGACTTAGCCTCTTCCCAATCGTTGCGGTACTGACTATAGAGCGCCTGAGTTACTTCAGACATTTCTATCTCCTTGTTTATACTATTTGAACCTATTCGGTGGTACGTCCAGCAGTGGTGCGAATGCCCTCGTGCTGCGCCCTAGCGATTCGGTTGCTTCATTTCCAACTTAGCAAGCGCTAGTTGGCGTTCTCGCACAGAGAACGGAACCGCACGAATCGCTTCGTCCGATCCTGTTTCCTGCGTGACTTCGACAACCACTTTAGGGCTGTCAACATCATCATTTTCACGCAGATCTGGCGCGACCTTGCGGATCGCGAGATCTAGTGTTTCTGCTGCTTCCGCATCCGGAGCCCCAGCAAGCAGCGTGTCGAATGCGCGCATAAGTTTCTGCGCATCGATCTCAGTGCGCTGCGAGAGCGCACGAACAGCGCCTAGTCCTACCGTAGCAGGGTAGGCTGGCTCGTGTCCTGTAAGCAGGCTCACTTCGTGCAGTCGCACATTCGTCAGCTCGCGCACTCCGTCGTCGTTGTATCCGTCACCCTTTGACGGAACGCTGAAGCCGAAGGACATACCCATCGCAGCTCCGTCGCGTCGCAGCATAGCAGCGAGGTCGGATGCGAACGTCACCTCCGGATTCAGGGATACGCGAACCTTAAGTCCGCGATCATCTTCCTGAAGCGAGAGCGTGCCAGTCTTGGTTGATCCGAGGAAGTACTTAGGATCGTGATCCTGAAGTGCCTTCACTTCCCATTCTCCCCTGTTAGCAGCAGCAACAGACTTGCTGAATGCTCCAGGACGGATCACTTCGCGGAATGCTAGACCTTCGGACTCAGCGTCGAAAATAGCGGCATATCCTTCGAAGGTATGTCCGTCGCCTTCCTGCCGAATCTCGGTATGGAACTGCCGATACTCGATAGCCATATTCTTGTTCTCCTTGCGTTCTGCGTTGTCAGAGATATTCTCTGCCCATCGCTTACCTTCGTCTCCTCCCCACAGTGCCCATGCGATTCTACCATTGCTAGGATATCCATCCTCGCCTTGGCTGAATCCCTCAGCCTGCTTGTCGACTTCATGTCGCGCGAAGAAACTTACCATTCGTTGTACTGTTTCGAATGGCAGATTTTTGCCATTCACGATATCGCGTGCTCGAGCAATACCTATTTCAGTGCCGCCGCGACCGAACTCGCTGCGCCAGTCGAGTCCGCGCTGGGCTTCTGCTTTCATGCCAGAAGTAGGAGAATATCCATCAGGATTAATCGGAGCGCGCTCTTCCTGATCGTCGTCCTCGTCGTCGTCATCGTCCTCGCGCGGCTGCCAAGCGTTGCAGTAATACGCGCCGCTGACATAATCGTCCCAGCGCTCGCACCACGCCTTGTCGCCCTGCACATCGTCCTCGTTGTAGAAGGCGCAGTTGCCGCAGGCGCGACCCTCGGGCACATCGTCGGCGAGTGCGGGTCGGTAGTTATCTGGCAGAGCGCGCTCGCCGCCAGGTTCGATTTCCTCTGCGAGTGAGAGCGCGACCATTTGGTCGATCGCGTCCTGCTTGCTGCTGTGGCAGCCTAGCACTTCGCCGTCGCCTTTAATCGTAGCCCAACCTTCGCATCCCTCTGCCGAGTCAGTGATATAGTATGGCATCAGTTAGGTACGTAAACCCAATACGAGATCGTGTGCGACGAACTGTCGGTAATTCCGTAGATCGCATCATTACGACCAATCTTCAGCGTCACGGTCTGACCTGCTACAAGATGAAACCCATTGTTCAAAGTGACGTCAGATTCACCGATAAACACGTCCTTAGTTTTAGTTTGAAACGTGATCTCACATTTGTCTGAGTTCGTCGCGTCATAGATTAGAGTAGCGGCTGTGCCTATCGAAACTTGTCCTGCTACAATGCTCATATTGGCTCCCTCATGCAGTCGCGCTTGGTGGCGTGTCGCCAGTGTGCGCGATATTGATATCGACTAGATTTGCTGCTTGCTCTGGCTCGTATCCAGCCTGTGTTAGCATAGCCGCAATGTCAGCGCGCTGGCGGAGCGACGCAATACCTGCGTCTGCTTCGTTCAGCGGCATGCGGTAGGAATCACCAGAATCGATAGGCTGAAGATCTTCGAATCTCCGGATGTCATTGACAGACAGCCATCCCTCCTGCAGTCCGATGCGATATGTTTCGAATCGATCCTTAGTAGTTCCGCGAAGCAGCGAATCCATAGTGAACTTAACGAATGCGTCCGGAACCAGAATCAGTGTGCTCAGAGGTCGCTCGATCATCTCAACTAGAGGACGAAGCGTATACTGCACGAACGCGAGGTTCTGTTGTTCTACGCTGGCGTATGAAACAGCGCCAGCTACCGTACTCTGAATAAGATTTGTTGGCACGCGGAAGATGCGCGCTACCTCTTCAACCGTGAACTGGCGCGAAGCGAGCAGTTGCGCGTCCTCTGGTTGGAAGGCTAGCGGCTTGAATGTGGCACCGCCAGTGAGCACTCCTGGAGTGTGGATATTGGATCCGGAGTGGTGGCGTGCCCACCCTGACTTCAATGATTCCGCTTGTTCTTTGGTCAGTTCATTGGGCACCTCGATGATGCCTGTCGGTGTTGAACCAGTTCGGAAGAAATGCGTCGCGTAGTCTTCAAGTGTCAATCCGAGCGATAGCGTATTGCGGAGCTGTGAGATCGGATTGATTCCACGCATTTCACCAGGAAGCGCAATAAGTGGAATATGCAGGATTGTTTCCTGACCGTAGACAATCGGATTGGATCGCTCATCTTGGTATACTTTGTACTTGACAACGCGATCCTCTCGGAAGATGTCGACGCGTCGCGGATCTAGCACGCGCACTTCTAGCACGCGACCCTGCTCATCTCGCGGTGCGTATAGGAATGCGTTTCCATCCATGAACAACGACACGACTGTTTCGCTGATCACCTGATTAATAGTATATGTTGGCTCATCTGGAATCGGCGTAACCATCCATGATGGCTTCTGCCCATTGGTTCGGAATGGTCGGCGAATGCCATTCTCGCGGCGATACGAATCGACAGGGAAAGAAGAAACTACGTCAGCCAGCAGCCGCACGCTCGCGTACGCCGCGCTGAGTCCTAGCGCTGCCTTGCTATCGATTTCCCGTAGCCCCAAGAACGGAACCTTATCGAACGCTAATGGCGTAAGGTTCTGCAGGCTGAGCGAGCGCTGCTCTTGTCCTGCGATGATTCGGCGTAGAATGCTCACTTGTTATCTCCTCGCTTATATCCAATAGTAATCATGAGCACGCCGAACAGAACTAGCAGACTCATCGGGTCAATAGCCCACAGTCCTACTAGCACGCAAATAGCGCCGATGATTTCAAGCAGATTACTCATAGGCTGATAAACTCCACATTCGGTGTCTTTTCAGGCACTTCCGTAAGCAGACTGCCAGCGCGGCTATATGCCATGATGGCTGCTACGATAAGGTCGATCTTCTTGTTCTGCTCGCGTCCTTTACGAATCTGTGTTCCGTGACGCGAAGTATATGGCGTGGCGTTGTCGACGTGTCGCGCTAGGCGCGAATCACCGTTGTGCTTTAATCGCTTGTTAACAATCGCATCATATAGTGCGGCTGTTGCTGGAACCATGCGGGCAGGACTCTGCGGAAACTCCACGATGGGCAGACCAGCAGATTCCCATTCTTCCATCGACCGCTGCCACCTGAATGGATCGCAGACGATTTCGCGCACGCGATAGCTACGGAAGATTTCCTCCATGCGCGCTTCGACTTCTCCGATTGGCACGCGCCAAGAGAGATCATCTAGTGGGCGCTCCCAATGCCCCAGCACGAAGATAGCGCCATCGGCGATGCGGCATCCAACGATAGCAGTGCTGTCGTTGCTGAACGATCCGTCGAATGCCACCACGATGTCTTCGTCAGCGCCCAGCTCCAGTGTTGGATCAGCGCACGCATCCCAAGTGCCAGCTGGCAGGAATGCGGCAGCCGAAGCAGTCCACATGTTGAGGCGCTTCGTCTTGAACTCAGCCTCCGGAGTTCGCTGTTTAGCGCTAAGCAGGTCGGCGATGTCAAGAATCGCGGGATCGCTTAGCAATCCAGGATTCGCATGCGACCAAAGATCGGGATTGTCGTACGAGTCCTCGTCCGCTTCCCACCACGCCATTCCAAGCGTAGGGTCATCGTTCTCTCCTGCGATGCGCCGACGCGCTAGTTGGTACAAGGTATACGCGATGCTGTCAGTCCCTGTCATGTCGACCCGTGGACCTGCCGTAGTAATCGCGATCATCATTGGCGAGCGTCGCGCACCCATCGACAAGGACAGCACGTCAAACAGCTCGCGTGATTGCCAAGCGGCTAGCTCGTCGGCGATGACGAGCGTAGCGCTTAGACCTTCTTTCGTGAATGCCTCACTGGACAATGCACGATATAAGGTGCCAGTACGATGGAACTCGATAGCGTCGCGATATACGCGAGTTTGCTTTGCGAGTTCTGGTGAAAGATCGATAGCGCGCTTCGCGTGGCTCATCACTAGTTTAGCCTGATCACGGTCGCCAGCTGCGCTGTATATTTCGCCGCCAGAGTCGCCGAACAATCCAAAGTACAACGGAAGGGTAGATGCTAGCGCTGTCTTTCCGTTCTTGCGTGCGATCCCTACGAGAAAGAATCGATGTACGAATGTGTTGTTTTCTTTAACCGCGAATATATGTCTTAGCAGTTCTCGTTGCCAATAACGAAGGAGGAGCGGGTCGCCACTGCGACCCGCGATGCTGTCTTTCGCAATTGGTACAAGTTCTTCAGCGAAGTCCGCGATGTTATCGCCTAGTGATCGCGCTAGATCTTCAGCGTTTACTGGCGTTAACCAGCGCGGTTCCCAGCCTTCTCGCGATGTCGTGCTGCGAATCTCTCGATTGCCGTCTGCGTTTCTACCATTCTTACGCCGAGGCTTGCGCGATCTGCTGCTGTTAGACCCAATGTCGCCATCCATTTTCGGATATTGTCCTCCTGCGTTGCGCGCATTCCTACAGCTGGATTAGCGTACGCATATCCATTCTTAGCATACATGATTGGTCCATCTTGTACGATACGCATCTCCAACTCTTGATGGAACTCGATAGCCTTGCATAATAGACGTAGCGCATCACGATCGCTGATAGCGATCCATTCTCCTGCGCGTTCTACGATACGTACCCATGCTTCACGTGCTAGTGGACCTAAATCATCTGGTATATCTGCCTCGCTCACGCGTGGTAGATGATTTGTTAGTTGTACTACTGGCGTTCTATCTGCTCGCAGTGTTCCGCGTTTCTCTTTTATTTCTGCTGGCAGTTTCTTTGGTCCAGGCATGCAGCTCCCTCCAACCCCACCCGACCAACTCGACGGAGCATACGTGGTGG